AAGAGATACATGCTTCTCGTATCCCTCCCACAGCGGCATAGCCGCACCACGGAAAACATCCCGTGGTCCTGGCACTTCCTAAATTAATAGGGAGTACCATACCCGAGCTTGATGTTGACGGCATCGGGGCGTCCAGCACGTTCCAGATGTCCTTCCTGGAGTGGTTCATCACCACTCTTAAGGAAGAACTTCAGAAGAGCTCCGAGATCATCCAAAGGATTCATGGGTGATCTTGAAAATACCTTCCAACCCTTTACCAAGGGGTTGTGGGTATCAGGGTCGATCTTTTCGGCATAAGAGTCGAAACAGACCGAATTCCTGCCCAAAAGAGGAGATGTTCCCTCAACGATAGGAAAGTGTCCTAATACTTTCCTTATAGTATCGTCAAGGAACGAGGCTGCAGTCCAGTAACCAGCATTGTAGAGCTGATTGCGAAGGGCTACAGTCGACAAAACCTCTTTTACTTGCTGCCGTTTCGAAGGAATAGTAGAACGCACTCTGACGAGACTTACATCAAAGCCGTCATAGTATTCCTTACCACAAGACTCTCTGAACTTACCAGTCCAGAAAGACTTATCGTGGTTTACCTTAAATCCAAAAGATTCAAGGCAATCGATAACGGTAGACACGTTATCTACGGGGACGACAATGTCGTCACCGTAGACGCGTACCTCGGAAGGTAAATTACCGAAATTTGGTAATCTATCTCCATATTGGTATCCTTTGCTTTTTGCAAATCCATAGAAGATAATGGTATAAAATACCATAGCTTCAATTGGAAAGCATAAAGCAGAACCCATAGACGCGAACTTGGACAGGGATATTATCCCATGTCCAGGTACGTCTGCTCTTTCAGATCTACAAGCCATAATACCCGCATGCAAAGACGGGTATTTGGCGAATAGAAATGAGACGAGCTGATTGGAAACACGGTCAGAAGCTTCAGCAAGATCTAGCGTAGCTAGATGTTGGAGAGCTGACCCGGACTGAGCAAGGGATTGGTTTGGCCCTTGATCAAGAAATCCGATAGACAGATTATTGTCTGACTCTATCGATTCCAC